GTATCGGCCAAGGCCATCGGAGTGCCACCGAAGTGGCTGCACCTCGCAGCTCACGCAAAGAAAGCCAGAACCCGGAAGAAGTACCGCAACCGCATCCGACGCTATGTTTTCGAGGCTCTGGCTGCGGAAGGAGGTGGAGGCCCATGACATCCAAGTGCGTCGGCTGCGGGCTCGACTGGAACGTCAGCATCTACCAGAAGATCCCCCGCACCGGCTACATCTGCCCGCACTGTGAGAGCCGGCTCCGCGCCGGCGAGACCCTGCCAAACATTCAGGCCAGCCAGAAGGCTCGGCCGCAGAGAACGAAAGGAGCAACCCCATGAAAAAGATCGCACTCAAGAACGCCGCCCGCGGCACGGCCTTCGACTATGCCGGCCAGAGCTGGATCCTGCTGGAGAATGATGACGGCCGCGCCCTCTGCCTGAGCAAGGACATCATCGAGACCCGAGCCTTTGACGAGGGCAACTGCAACAACTTCGCCGTCGCCAGCAGCAAGGAATACCTCAACGGCGCCTACCTCGACAACCTGCTCGAGGACGTGAACGGCCCCAACGCCTTCCTGACCACGGAGCTCGACCTGACCACCGACGACGGCCTGAAGGACTACGGCACCTGCACCGTCACCATCTTCCTGCTGACGGTCGACCAGTACCGGCGCAACCGCGACGTCATCCCCAACGCAGACGACTGGTGGTGGCTGTCTACTGCCTTCAGCACGAAGTCTAACGGCTACGAGTCACTCGCCCGCCTCGTCTTCACCGTTGGCACTCTGAACTGGAACAGCGCCTGCATCGGCTACCTCGGCCTGCGCCCCGCTTGTTATCTGGACTCCGATCTCCTGATCTCCATCGAGGACGACGAAGCCACCGACGACGTCACGCCGGAGCACGCCGGCGAGATCATCGCGGCGCTGGCCGAGCAGTACGGCGGCACCTTCGCCACCGAGGATCAACTGACCACGGCTCTCTCGTTTATGCTCGGCACCCTAAGAGCCACCCGCGAGAAGGAGGCCCGGCATGAGTAACCTCTCCACCCTGTTCGACCGCTACAAGGCCCTCGTCGTGTTTGATACCGAGACCAGCGGCCTCGACTTCGACAGCGACCAGATCATCGAGCTCGCCGCCCTGCGCGTGGAGCGCACGGCCACCGGCGGCCTACGGATCGCCGGCAAGATGGACACCTTCATCAAGCTGCCCGAGGGCGAGACCCTCCCGGAGAACATCGTCAGCCTGACCGGCATCACCGACGAGCGGCTCCAGACCGAGGGCGTGCAGCCGGTCAAGGCAGCCGGCCAGATCGCCAAGCTCATGCAGAACGGCCCGACGCTGATGATCGCCCACAATGCACAGTTTGACGCCTGTTTTCTCCGTGGCCTACTCCGCGGCCAGAAGGTCGGCCGGATCGACTGGCTGGACAGCCTGACGGTCTACAAAGACCGCAGGGCCTACCCGCACAAGCTCGCCAACGCGATCATCGCCTACGACCTCACCGGCAAGGTGCAGAACAGCCATCGCGCCATCGACGACGTGCTGGCCCTGTTCGAGGTGCTGAAGGCGATGGACGACGAGCGCGAGGATCTCGGCAGCTACGTCAACCTGTTCGGCTACAACCCCAAGTACGGCGTCAGCGGCCGCCGGATCGTGGGCGTCAGATATGAGCCGCAGAGCTTCAGCAAGGGCCTGACTCGCCCGGAGCAGACGCTCCCGGCCCGCGTGGCGCGGAGGTGACAGCATGAGCCCGGAGATCACGATCACGAGCGAGGAGCTGCGCGAGCGCGTCGAGGATAACCTTGACCGCTGGATCCCTGACGACGTCTGGAACCGTGCCGAGCCCTACGCCCGCCACAAAAACGAAGTAAACCGGCAGCGGCGCCCCGAGATCGACTACTACGACAACGACTACCTCGTGCTGCTGACCGCTGACACCGTCCGAGAGACCGAGTTCAGCGACCTCACTCACGCCCTCTGTGATCTGACCGTCGCACGGGCTCAGTGAAAGGAGAAACCAATGGAAACCACAAAAGAAAGGGCCGCCCGTTGCGACCGGGCGACCCATGCGAGAAGATCCAGCAGCCTGTCAGCATACGGATCCCGCACCGCAAGTATAACACGCCGGCGCCGCCATGCCAAGAGGAAAGCCCTGAGAGCTGCCACGCTGGCCGCTGCCGTCCTTCTGCTGGGCGGCATCTCTGTGGCAATCTTCACCACCCCGGCCGGCAGCAAGCAGGAGACCAACATCCTGCCGCCGACCACCACCGTCGGCACATACATCCCGGACACCTCCGCACCGGCCGCTGAGACCGTGGAGCCGACCGAGCCCGCCGTGCGCTACCCTCTGACCGACGCCGAGCGCGACGTCGTCGAGCGCGTGGTCATGGCCGAAGCCGGCGGGGAGTCCTTTGAGGGCCAGATGCTCGTCGCTCAGTGCATCCTCAACGCAGCCGAGAAGCGCGGCGTCGATCCCTCTGAGGCCGTCGTCCTTTACAGCTACACCAAGAGCCGGCCGGATCCCACACAGCGCGTCAAGGACGCCGTCGCGGCCGTGTTCGACCGAGGCGAGACCGTCGTGGACGAGCCGATCCTCTACTTCTACAACCCCGCCCTCGTGACCAGCGACTTCCACGAGAGTCAGATCTTCGTCATCGAGGAAGGCGGGCACCGTTTCTTTGCAGAAAGGAGTACCAGATGAAACACCTCACCGAAATGAAGCCGGGCGAGACCCTGCACCTCCGCAGCGGCCGCGACCTCGAGCTCGAGAGCGTCACCCCTGTCACCTGCGGCGTGATGCTCACCTTCAACGTCACCGAGAGAAAGGAGCACAACAATGAGCGATAAGACCACCGCGGCCCTCGCTGTCGAGCAGGCAGACACAGAGACCACAACCACGCAGGAGGCCGAGCTGCTGCCTGCTGCCACGCTGGACGAGCTGGAGCAGGTCGACCTCGGCACCGTCGCAGAGGGCGAGCGCGCCCCGTTCCGCATCACCGACGACCGCTGTGCCGACTGGGCCATCCGCAAGATCGCAGACGAGCGCAGCGAATACGACCGTCTGAAGGCTCTGGCCGACGAGCAGATCGCGGCCATCAACGAGAAAGTCGCCGCCGCCCGCAAGCGCATGGAGAACGGCACCTCGTACCTCACGAGCTGTCTGGCCGACTTCTTCACCACCGTCCCCCACAAGGAGACCAAGACGACGGAGAAGTACCGCCTCCTCTCTGGCACCCTGACCTTCAAGAAGGGCACAACCAAGACCAAGCTCGACGAGACCAAGCTGGTGCCGTGGCTCAAGGCCAACGGCTACGGCGAGCTCGTAAAGGTCGAGGAGTCAACCCGCTGGGCCGATCTGAAGAAGCTGCTCAGCTACACCGGCGACATCGCAACCCTGACCGAGACCGGCGAGATCGTGGATGGCGTTACCGTCTACGAGACCCCGGGCATCTTCACGGTCGACGTGTAAGGAGGCACCGATATGGCAGAAACCAAGAAAACCGAGGCGGCCGCTGCTGCGGCCCCTCCTGAAGCCGCCTGCCTGACGCTCCGGCAGAAGCTCGTCGAAATGCGGAAAGCCTGCCCGGAGATCGTCAAGAAGCAGCACAGCGACGGCGTCAGCTACAAGTACGCCAAGATCTACGACG